GTAAGAACCAGGCTCTCATGCAGTTGTCGCCTCCCTTCGAAGAGATGCAAAACGCCGCCACCGGTGCCGTCAAGAACGGCGTGAAATTGGAGGCGAAGTTCGGCGTCGGCGAGATTAAAGTCACGAGCCAAACTCCAATGTCCCCCACTCGCAGCCTGGATTTGAGTTTGCTGCAGGTTGACGGGTGGGACCTCGAAGCTGACGAGTCGGTTCCGGTGTCGATCAACGAAAAACGCGACCAGATTGCCGGTCTCTCACAGGAGAATCCAGCGATGGCGTCGGCGATCGGAATTGACCATCCAATGAACACGGAGCAGGTACAACGGATCTTCGGCATCGACGGATTCTACACCCCAGGAGCCGCCCAACAGCAGCTGGCGCTTGCGAAGATCCAAGTGCTCCTTCAAGAACAGGCCGTAGACGATATCGACCCGATGACTGGGCAACCGGTGCGACTACCAAGCCAGATGCCAGATCCATACGAGTTCAAGGATGCTGCGTTCATGTCGCAGGTTTTCCACGCATGGGTTTTGTCTGACGCCGGCCAGGAGTCTGCCACCCTCAACCCAACCGGATTCGAAAATGTGAAAATGTTTGGTACGCAGTTGGATATCATGGCTGCGCCACCGATGATGCCGGGCCCAGGCGGGCCAGGCGAACCACCACCGCAAGACGCCCCTCCGCCACCCCCGGAGGAACCAGGACCGATCGGGCCCATGCCCACCCAATAACTCAAAGCTGAACAGCGAGAGAAAAGATGACTGATACAACCTTCGCACCAGAATTAACCGACTCACAGATGGACGACCTATTCTCGCCCAGCGAACCATCGACTCCGGATTCTCCAGACCCTGTGGAGACGGACGTTGACGAAACCACCGTGGAGCAGCCTGAAGAGGCAGAAGCCCCCGTGGAGGCCGAGGTACCTGAGCCCACTCCGGCCGAGCCGCCTGCCGAGAAGCCGGCCGAGGCGGAAACTGAGGACATCCCCGAGGGAGTTACCGTCCGTGACCGCGGTGGGCGCAAGGAGTGGGTCTACCCGGAGGACCGGGCAAAGTCGATCTACGGCGGGTACAAACTGGCCAAAACCGCCGAGGAGATCATTGGCGAGCCGTTGACGGAAGAAGCCATCGCCACCCGCCAGCAGGCGCACGCATGGCTCGAAAACCAGCGCGTAGACTCGTTCAGCCCGAACCCGGCCGACCAGGCCAACGTGTTCCGGAACATCTTTCGCGAGGCCGCATCCGCTATCTCGAACGGAGAAATCGGCCACGACCCGCTGGAGACGATGAGCGAGGCGTTCCTAAGCACGCTCCAGGAGATGGCTCCCGAGCACTACGAGGCTACGCAGAACTACGTCATGCAGGGCGTTCTGGACCGGCTGTACCAGGAGGCGGCGAAGTCCGGGAGTGAGAAGTTGCTCCGAAGCGCTCAAAACCTCGACCACCACCTCAATGGGAAGTACCGCGCCGACGATGCGGTCAAGTCGATGTCCGCCAAGGTCACCCCGATTGACCAGCGCGAGGCGAAACTGGCGGAGCGCGAGCGCGCCATTCAACAGCATTCCGAGGCACAGCAAAAGCAGGCGTGGAGCAATTGGTCCAACTCCACCAAGACCTCAATCAATGAAAGCGTGAAGTCCGTTCTGACGGAGCAGATCCCGCAGGACGTCAAGACTGCCTTTGAGGCAGCGCCCGGCGGCCAACAACGCCTGGCCAACATCACCAAACTTCTGGATATTGAAGTGCGCGAGGCAATGAAACGTGACCCGAAGTGGTCCGAGCAGAACGCCAACCTCTTCAATCTCGCAAAGATGGCCCCCACTGAACAGCGGAGAGCAGCCATCCAACAGCAAATCGTACAGCGGTATGCGCAGAAGGCGCGACAGGTCGTGGTGGCGAAGGCCCCGTCGATCATCGCCGTCGAAACTGCCGGCATAAAAACTGCCAACTCCGCATTACACAAAAAACTGAGCGCAGGACAACAGCAGAAGGGAAGTGCAGGACCGGCCCAGCCGGCCCCCCGGCGCATCCCCAGCGAACTGCCTCCCAACATGGGCTGGGAAGACTTCATCGACTCTCGTGGATGAGGTTCCTGGTCGGAGATGAAACATGGCAACGGACGCCCTTTTTGCCGAATCCGAAGTCGTCGGGAAGAAAATGCCCGAGTTTTTCGGAAAGTATCTGTTCGCCGTCAACAAGCTCAAGAAGCTCGGTGACGTCGAAAAGGTCAGCGAGCGCGACTTCCGCGCTCCTTTCCTCACCCAAAACGGTGGCCGCGCCGGCACGTTCTCCGCGGATGGCGGAGAAATCGGCCGCGGCACCCACCAGAAAGGTGGAGTGTTCACCCAGACCTACTTCCCTTTCCGTATCGCATTCGAGATGAGCCAGCTCATGCAGGATGCCACGGCCAACCCGGACGTCAGCCGTTTGGACGCCTTCAAGAAGGCCATGCGGTCGGCGATCCCGGAATTTGCCCTGTTCGTCGACCAGCAGTTCCACGGTGACGGCACCGCCATCATCGCCACGTCTGTCTCGCAAAGCACGGTCTCCTCGAAGACGGTGTATGTGATGGACACGGTGACGGCGCTGCGCAAACTGCGCGTTGGCCAGTACGTCGTGCCGTACAACTCCGGCGGATCCGCTCTGAACTCCGGCACTGCCGTAGCGATTGAGCAGTTGGACTTCGCCAGCCGCTCCGTGTATCTGTCGGCCCTGATCGCTTCGGCGGCCGGCGGTGACACGCTATGCATGGACGGCTCCAGCGGCTCGTCCCCGACCGGTCCGAACGGCATCAAATACTTCCACACGACCAGCACCTCCGGATCCACTCTCGGTGTATCCCGTGCGACGACGTGGGAAGTTGTGTCGAACGGCGTGGCCGTCTCCGGCGTCCCGACGTTCATGCAGGGCCAGAAGCTCATCGACCAGATGCTGGAGCGCCGCAAAGGCCTTCCGAGCGATCTGACGTGGCTGGCTTCCGAAAAGCAGCGGTCCAACCTTTACTCCCAGGTGTCGAACATCAGCCGCTTCGACATGAACAACGGCGGGGAAGGGTACGCAACCGACCTGAACAAGAACGCCAAGTCCATGGAGTTCAACTATTGCGGCTACACCGGCAACATCGACCCCCACCAGGACAACGATCGCATGGACGCGATGTGTTTCTCCGACTGGGGCCGCGTTCAGATCAGGGACGTCGGCTACTACGAAGTTGGCGGGAACCGGTTCTTCACCCTGTACGGCTCGGGCGGCTCTCCGTCCGCGAACACCTGGTTCGCGCTGTACCTGTTGGAGAACTACATCTGCCGTAACCCTGGCAACGGCGGAACCCTCTCCTCGTTGACGCTGCCCACCTACTAACCACCACCGGGGCTCGCCGCAAGGCGGGCCCCATAACACGGACATGACACCAGAACAACGCAAGCAAATCGACATTCTGAACGACCTGTTCTTCACGGAGTTCGGGCGAACAGCGGACGGCCGGCTATTCTTCAAGTGGATGCGGACGGACGAGATGCCAGTGGAGTTCCTGCGCGGGATCGAGTCCAACTTCGATGCCAACAAGGGACTGTACCTGGCGCGCCGGACGTTCAAGAAGCGGACGTTCGCGGAGACGCATGGGCATGGGTTGTGCTGGACCGTGGCGATGCTCGAAACTCCATCCCGGGAAACCTGGATCTGGCAAAACGGGCCAGAACTGCCTTGGCCTGCAAATGGGTACTACCGACCCGTTGACTGCATTTGCCTACGGATCGAAAACTTGCCGGACGAGAACGTCTCCATCCGGGCAGCGTTCAATATCCGGAGGACCTTCGAGATTTTTTCAATGGGTCCGGAGCGCGCGCAGGCGTACTTCGAAGATCAGACCCGCGCGGACACCAACAAGCACATGACCGATATCGACAAAGAGATTGGCGACATGCTCGATGACGCCACCCCTGCGTTCAAAAACAACCCGGGTGGGAAGACTCACGTATCCCTGCCCTCCTGAATAGGAAAATCATGACACGAACCATTGTTTCGCTCTGGCCGATGGCACTCAAAGAGACTCGGCCGCGGTACGTCCCGCAAAAGATTTACGAGATCCCCGCTGCCCCGTTGAATGGGTACAGTACGCTCAAGGTGACCGACCAGCAGGAGTCCTGCTATGTCGCCGCCGGCATTCATGTGCCGAAGCTCATCGCTGCGTCGGAACTCGCTCTAGACCTGGCGAGGGACTTTCGACGGCTCCGGTCTGGGAACGATGGCTGCCCCGGGGTTTGGGTGGCCGAGCAGGACGAACCGACCCACGAGCAGATCATCAACAGCACCCAGTACCGGGAGGCCCGGGCGGAGCAGGACGTGTTGTGCCAGAACCTCATCGTCGAGGCTCGCACCCTGAAGGGCCGGAACCTGGAGAACTCGATCACCGACAAGCACTTCATCGCGGCCGAGTATCTGAAGATCACCGGAGAGGATTGGCAGAAGAAAGACATGCAGCACGGCGCCCGCAAGCAGTGCCTGTTCTGTGGCCACTTTGTCTCGGCGGCAGTAGTGAAATGCACGAACTGCCAGGAAATTATCGACCCGGTGGGGTACGCAAACCTGAAGGCGGCCAATGAGGCGGTGTTGACTGCCGCGGCGGCGCAGGGCTCGATCAAAGATAACGGCGGCTCGGCCATCAAGCCGGCCGGGAAAAAGGAACTGGTTGGGGCCTAAACAATGATCCCTTCGGTGAGTGAGATCCTACAGGACGCGGCTGAACTTCTTGGTGACCCGACTGCCCGGAAGTTCACGCCAGCTAAACTCCAAAATGCGTTCGCGAAGGCGTACGAGGAGTTGACTGGCGAGATGGCCCGGTATTTTCTGCGGAAGCAGAAGCGTGCCGTTAACTACCCTCTCCCAGCCAATACGACCTCACTCTCTCCCGCCACCGCTGGCATCAGCAACATGGGGGAGATCATCAAGTTGGAAGAGAGGGCGTATGGATCAGACGACCTGTACACCCTCGTCCACCCCCGCATCACTCTTCCTCAGCGTGTTCCGAGCATCAAGCTGTACGACTACGAGTGGTCAGACGACACGATGCACTTCGTCGGCGCCACGAATATCATCGACTTGATCATCACCTACTACGACTCTGGGGTTGCTCCGACATCTGGTTCAGTTGGGATCGACGGATCGAGAAACTTCCTTGCCCACCGTACGGCCGCCATCGCCGGTCGCCCGGCCGGGAACGTCGAGTTGGCCAAACTTTTGGACATTGATGCTCGCGGTCCTCGCCAGGATGGGTCCGGCGGGTTTATGCACACGCTCATCGGAGCCATGCTGACGGCCGATCAGAAAACCCAACTGCAGGTCCCGTATTACAAAGCTGGAGGGTCTATCACGATCGGCGGCGCGTTCGGATTGACGGTAGCCGATGGAGGAGGAGGCAGCGTGGGAGCCCCAACCGAAGTAACCCCGACTGGAACGATCGACGGAGCGAACGACACATTCACGCTTTCCGCTGCCCCGCTGTTCATGTCCTTGTACTTGAATGGCGTTCTACTGCAAGATGGGGTAGCATACACCAGGACCGGGTTGACCATTGTGATGGCGCCGGCCTACATACCTCAGACGAGCGACAGGCTCCGCGCTCAGGTGTGGTAACTCTATGCCGGGGCCGCGCCCGGCTGTATCAACTCAAAACAAGCCCCGAAAAGGGTGGAGGACAAGATCATGATTGGACTGGAAACCGCGATCAAGCGTGCCTTCCTGAATGAAGAAGTTGGCCCGCGTCTGTTCAACCGTACGACTACCACGCTTACCACCGCCGGCGCACTGACCTATACCGCCGCCCAGATTCTCACTGGCCGCATCAACCGAGACCCTAACGGGGCTGGGCGAACGGATACTTTCCCGACAGCCGCGCTACTGGTTGCCGCGTTGCGCGCCAAAGCAAGTGAATATGGCGTTGATCTTCCGCGGTATTTCGTCCTGGATCTTATCATCCAGAACGACGCCGATGCCGCAGAGACAATCACCATCGCCGCCGGGACTGGTGGAACTATCGTCGCCGGCCACACCACCACCGTAGCCCAGAACGCCAGCCGCCGGTACGAGATCACCGTTGACTCGTTGCTCGGCAGCGAGGCTTACTCCGTGCGCAACGTCGGCGGCTTCACCACCTAACCAATGTCCCTCCGCGGCTTCACCCCCTTCTCCATCCAGGGCCCGCGCGGCCCGTGGACTCGCCTGGACCACAGGCCAGTTCCAACCCCGCGCGGGTCAGCCGCTCGGAATGTCCGTTTCGAGCCGAACCGGGTGAAGACGAGGGATGGGTTCCAGAACGACTTCGCGGTATCAGCGAAGGTCAAATCTCTCTACAATTGGATCACTAATTACGGTGGTTCCGAAGTCAACCGCATCGTGTACATGGAAAACAACACGGTGAAGATGCGGGACATGGTGGCGTTGACGACGACGACCCTATTCACGCAAGCCGGGCGATCCGCTCCGCCTGCAGAAGCGGCCAGCCGCCTGTACATCCCTGTCTACACCGATGCCGGGATCGGTGCCAGCCAGGCGCGTATCGTCAATGCGCTGATAGGAGGGGCACCATCTGACTATGCGTTCGCTGGCCCCATGACCATCTCGCCGACGATGACGGCCACCGGAGCAGGCAACTGCACCCCGGGATCCCATCTTTTTGGGTACATCTTGGAGACGCGCAGTGGATTCCTTGGCAAGCCGAGCCCATTTAGCGGGTCAGTGTTTTCACCGGTGTCTTTCACGGTCGCCGCCGGGGGGAAGACGCTAAACATGGCGGTATCAGGCACGATGCCGGCCGACTCCGCCTACCTGCACCCGATCATGACGCGGATCGACAATCCTAACCGCTGGTACTTTGTCCCCGATGCGAGCGTGGCTATCCCTGCCGGAGCATGGACGGCCAATATGACGATCAACATCTCCGACGAGGACCTGGCCGACTCAGCCACGCAAGTCGACGAGCACTTCGACTACATCACGCAAGACACCTCCGGCACCGGCCCTTTCAACCCCCACCTTATCATTGAGGTAGGGCAGCGGCTCGCGTACCTCACGCCGCAGCGGATGTACGTTTCCGACCAGCAGGCCGCCCAGGTCATTACTGAAGCCGAGAACGCCCTGGAGTTACCCGGGCAGCGCCAGATGATCACTGCATTCACCCTGCGCGACAACCTGTACGTACTGGCCAACGCGGCCACATACGGCTTCAGTGATAACGGGGACCGGCCGGTGTTGTGGGGGGCCCCGGAACTTGTCTCCGGCCGCATCGGGACCACTGGGGTTCGTTGCGTGCAGAACCGCACCGGTGGAGACTATGCGTGGGTGGCAAACTACTCCGGACTGTATTTCTTTGATGGGCAGTATGACGAGCGGCCTATCTCCTACATGAACGACCCGGAGTGGAAGCGGATCAACTGGGCTGTTCCGAACGTGATCCAGATCGAGGATGACTACGTGAACCAGCGCGTCATGGTGGCCGTTCCCCTCGATGGCGCCACGGAGCCTACCCATATTCTGACCTGGGACTATTCGCGCGGGTTCAAGTGGAGCGATGTAGACTTTTCGCTCGATAACCTTCCCTCCTCCTTTTCGTCTCTCGGCATGGTCCGCGACCGGACGACAGGGCGGTATGAAGTGTGGGTTGGCCCGGCCGCCGCCGGCAATGTCCTGCGGCAGATCCCCAACCTGCGGGAAGATGCTGGCTCGGCGATCAACAGCCAGTATGAAACCTGCCTTCTTGTTCCACGCGGATCCGGTTGGAAGTTTATGAAGATGGGATGGCTGGAATTTGATGTCGTGGGCGCCGGAAATTTAGATGTTACGGTCAACGGGCTCGACCGCGTATACGATGACGTCCTGGATGACGTTACGATGGCGACGGCACCCGGAGACTACCCACTCCTGGGACTCGACTTCAACGACCAGAACTTCTCGATCCTCGTTGGGACCAGTGCCGCTGGCTCCTACTTCGATATCTGCCGGATCACCGGGTATATGGTGAAATGGATGACGAACTGACATGTCTCTCCAGCAAATCTCTCAACAGTTCCGGGCAACGCGAGACAAGTTGTGGTGCTTGGCCGCCGAGTCGCTTGGCGATATTTCCGGCGCCATTAAGAACGTCTACGTGGACATGGGGTGGTTCCGGATTGGGGCGAACCAGACCGGGATCCGGCAGGACGTTTTGATGACTCCGACACTCAAGATCGTGGGGCCGGCGAACGATATTTCGGTCGGCGAGATCCGTGCGTTGGACGGCAAGTTCGTGATCTTCCTGGACGCCTCTTCCGCGCAGGGGATCTTGAATATTGAGAGCAAGAACCCGGCGACCGGCGAGAGTATGCAGATCACTCCGAACTTCATCAATATCACCGATATTGACGGGCAGATACTGTTCTCCATCTCCGCATCGCAGGACTCTCTTGGAAATGATGTGATATCCGTGGCCGGGAATGTGGATGGAGGGGCCATCGGCTCATTCACGCTCAATGGGAACCCGTTCTCGGCTGGGCTCGTAAACCTCTTCAAAGACGCGGTGAATGGTGACGCCACAGCCACGATCCAGGCCGACGCCGATGCCAAGGTGGAGTTGACTAAGGGGACAGACAACGCGATCACCGCGACGGTAGCCGCGACATCGGTAGTTCTGAACGTCAAGGACGCATCGCACAACACGACCGTGAAGCCAGCAAGCGTTGTCACCCCGCGGCTGGCGGTTGGCGGTACCGCCCCTACGACCGATGGGTATGCTTCGATCGCCACATTCCTTGGCGCCGGTATGAGCGCTCCGGCCGCGGCTGAGACGCTTGGCGTGACTGGGGACACAAACCTCATCGGTGCTCTGGATGTGAGCGGCGCAGTCACCAATCCTTTGTTGACCGCAAAATACGTGATTGCCCTTCCTGGAGGGACGCTTTCATCGCAAAGCGCTGCTACCACCAGGACAGACCTCGACGTCTACACCAAGGCCGAAGTGGACGCCGCTATCGCCGCCGCCATCGCCGCCATCGTGGTGGACAACGCGCTCGTCGGCACCCCGGAGGAGCACTCGCAC